AAAATGTCAGTTCATCATAACAAGAGGAAAAAACAAGGGTTGTCAATGTACACGTAATGTCGAAGATGGGGAAAAGTATTGTGTTATGCCTGGTCATAAAGACAAAGCTGAGAAAGCAAAGTGTAAGTATGTTAATACTCGTGGTAAAAATATTGGATTGATGACTTGTAGAAGTGAACCTCCCGAGGGATTTGATTTTTGCTCCGCTCATAATGCCAAAAAGTTAGCCACAAAAAAAAGACAAGATGCAAAGGATTCAAGTGACGAAGAACAGCGAAAAATTGACCAAGCTAGACGAGATGCATTATTATTGTACAAACAGTTAGCTGGGGGAATATTGTTCAACAACATGAAATTACCAGGGAAGAGAGGGTTGTACAATGTAATAGATTATGCAAATGATGACATTGTTAAACCAAATGGCAGTATAGTTCACGGACCTTGTTGTGATTTCGATTATGATGTCAAGAATCAGTGTCATGTTTCTCATATGGGAAGTGGTAAAACTCATAAACTTGTTGAAATGTCTGAGAGAAAATTGAAAGAAAATCCAGAAGAATCAATAATCATAATTTCGTCAAGGATTTCACTGGGAAACTCAATCCACTCAAAACTCAAGTTTTTGGGATTTGTACTTTACTCAGATGACAGTATCAATGTATCGCAATGTTCAAAGTTAATCATACAAGCCGAAAGTCTTTACAAACTTTACGGTAATGTAGTTTTTGGCACTGTATTTATTGACGAGTGTTTTTCATTGAGACATCAAATGTACTCATTTACAACACATCGGGAAAATATAACATACAACCAGAAAACTTTAAAGATGCTCTTACACAATTCAAACCAGAATATTTTACTTGATGCTGATTGCTCAGAACCTATGCTCGATTTTTATCAAAGATTGTCAGGGGCTCGGGAACCAATACCCATTCACAGGAATGCATATGTCAACCCTAAGAAACCAACTGTTAAATTGTACTGTGGTGAAAAACTTCACATTTACGAAAAGATAACAAATGACATTATAATGGGCTTGAATGTTACATTTGTGACAAACTCAAAAGCTAAAGGTCATTTAATAATCGACACTGTTAGAGATATGTTACGAGCATCCAATGTTTATCAAGCTAAACAGGAAGCTGAAAATAGTAAACCTTTTAATTATGTATATTACAATTCTAATAATCCATTCCCTGTATTTGAAAAGGATGATGGTGAAATGTATACAGTCAACGATGATTTTGTAAGTTACCAATTCATTTTATATTCTCCAACAATCACACAAGGTGTTGATTTTACAAAACTCCATGTTGACCGAGTTTATGGGTATTACTCAAACATGTCGAACAATGTATTCCAGTTTCTCCAGATGCTCAGGCGTATAAGGTATGTATCATTAAATGAATATATTATTTATGTGGCCTCAGTTTTACCATTTGAGGAAACTGATTATTTTAACGAATCAGCATTATCTCCTTCAGACACATACCCAAAATTCGACACCAATTATATCAAGAAGGCAATTTCATCAGGTCATTCGAAAACTCGTGATATGATAAATCATTATTTAGGTAGTGAGATGAAATTGCAGGAGGACATTGATGGATACCTTAAACCGATGTATGATTTTGAAGATGTATTTATGAATCATTATATCAAGGTTAAACATGAAAATGAACTTTCTCATATTTCTGCGGATGTTGGTTTAATGATGAATTTATTGAGACAAGGGTTTTTGTGTCCAAACGAAATACAGTTCATACCTCCATCAGAACAAGTCAAGTTAATACAGACGGCAATCGAACACAATCATATTGACACAAACTTTGCAAATGTCAAAAAATTGGTAAAGTCAACAAAGTCAATCTCAGAAGTTCAATATGATAATATAAAGAAATTGACAAAGAGTGGGCTTGTACCTTTGAAAATACATAGTATGAAATTGACTCAATCACAGTATAATATGAAAGATAAAGCACTTGAGCATTGTTACACTAACGGTAAAGTTGTTAAGAGAAGTGAGTTTGTCATGACTAAACTGTTGTATGAAAAGAGAAAATATCAGTTGGAAGTAAGTAACAAATATCACAATACTGTAGACGGTAATGTCAAAAATACAATCTCCAATAAACTATTACTTTCCGTGATGTACAAGGAAAACGAGAGAGTGATGTTCATTAAGAACATGCTCACAGAAATAGCACTTGAACAGTTTATGTCTGACAATAATATGGATTTTGGTCAAATGAGTAAATTCATGGTTTTTGCAGATGTGAGAGGGAAGAAATGTAACTTAGAGAGAAGACATCCGTTTAGTACATTCCAAAAATATTTCCTAGTCACAAGTGCATTGAGAAGGGCGGGATTGGATATTTTCATAACTGGAAATAAGTTCACCAAGGACGATATAACTGATAAATTAATTGATGCAGTCGAAAGACTTCACAATCAAATTCATAATGGCGATAACTCCAGATACAAAAAGATTGAATCAATGGATGATTTCATGTCAATACTTGAAAAAACAGTGAGTAAGTGGACAGGTTATGTGTTGGACAATGATAGAAAAACTGATAACAAGAATACTGCAAGAGTTTATTATTTCAGAGAACCATTTCAAGGATTCAATGAATATATTATTTGTTGCAACACAACTAAATTCATGAACGATGTTATCAGAAAGTATAACAAATACAAAGAAGCAACAACTGGAGTATTTCTGGAAGAATCATACAACGAAAATGGTGTGTTAATTGTAAACACTTATGAGGAAGTAGACCAATACCTTAGTGGGTATTAAAGTGAATTTTTAAAAAGTTGGTCTGTTACACTCATGTCTCGCTCCCTGAGACCAACCAACTTAGACACACACAACAACATTATCATTAACAGTGTTAGATTCAATTACCTGGGTCACCAAGTCTTCCAATTCAGATATTTCAAGACTGTCGGGAGCTGCACCTTCAAGTTCTCTGATGATTTTGTTAAATTGAGGCTTCCATTCATATTTACGACTTATATTATTTTTATCAACTGAGTATGTATTGCCAATATTGCTTATACCCCTCGCACTTGATATTGTGAACAGTGTTTCATCAATAAAATCATTGTAAATAAACCCTATTGACCTTGTCCTCTGGACAATATTCCACCTTAAATATTCGTCGTTTCTAACATGCAGACCTTCCTTAAATTCAGAAGAAGTTGGCGGATAATTGAAATATTCAATATCCTTTTTATTTCCTTGTTTGTTGTAAATATAATCTTCATAATACTCTTGAATGTACAAAAGACAGTTCTCGAAAGTATTGAACTCTTTAATTATCGTTTCGATTTTATCAATGTGATTTCTCACGCAACAGTAGTATTTCATTTTATTACACACGAATTGTTTAAATGAATACACTTGTACTTTTTGTTTATTTTCATACTGTTAGAGTTGTCAACCCAGAGTATTTTTCTATAAAAGTATTTTTTGCCCTGGCAACTCTAACAAAGTATGAAATTTATTAAAAAGCATGAAATTTTATATAAAAGAATGAAATTTAATAAAAAGAATCACTGAATAAAAAATAAGAATAATTGAAATGTACTCGTCAGGAAAAATCTACGAAATTATTTGTAATGTGTCAGGGAAAAGTTACATTGGTTCAACTAAGGAACCATTGGAAGATAGAATGCGGCGTCATGTAAATAAGCACAGGCATTTTAATAAGACAGGGTTGGGATATTGTACTTCGTATGAAATATTGAAGTACAATAATTATTCGGCTGTGGTTATTGAACATTATCCTTGTGAAAATAAACATGAGTTACTTGCTCGTGAGGGTTGGTGGCAACTTCAGAAAGGAGATGTAACTGTAAACAAGGCAATAGCCGGTAATTTTCTAAGTTATGATACCAGGAATGAATACATGAAGGCATATTACGAAGATAATAAACAACACTTGAAAAATTACAGCAAGGGATTGTCAGGAAGTAAAGAACATAAAGAAAAAGTCCGAAGGAGTAAAACAACAAAGGTATTATGTGAATGTGGCGATGTACATTTAGAATGCTCAACTGTATCTCACCTGAAATCACAAAAACATAAGGAATTCATGACAGATAAAACTGTTTTCAGTGGTTATGTTCAATGTGAATGTGGGTCGTGGCTTAGCAAGAAGAATTATAGTCGTCATAAAACAACCAGCAGACATAAAAATTTGATGAAAGCCTCATTCGATGAATGAGTTTTTAAAAACTCAATCTGTTCCAATTAACTCACCAAGTTCTCTTTGACAAAGGCAAGCTTAATGTTGGCGGTGAAATCGCCGAGATACAAGTTCATTGGTCTTAACACACCATTTCTATCTTTCCAGAACACTTCCATTTGTATTTTGTCGACTTTACCTTGAGATACCAAATCAATGTATCTGTATACGCCATTTTCAACAAAGGTGATATTATCCCTCGAACCGTTCCAGTTAGTAATGACATAATCTGTAAGTATCGGGTCACCAACCAAACCTGCGTTTTCTGGTCTTGATGTATATTCCGGTCTGATTGGTATTAATGTGGTTCTGAAAACAATCTGCTGCATTTCACCCCAGTATGGAATTGGTGAAAATTGTGGAGGTATTCTCAGCCATGCTGGTGGTGTACTTGCAACTGTACCGTAAAGTGTGTGACCATTTTCATAATTTGGATACGCGAAAAGTTCAATCTTGTAACTTTTTATTGGGTCAAATAAATATTTGAACTCAAAACCGACGAGGAATTGGTACATTGGATAATTGATAAACAATTCAATCCCTTCGGTAATGAATTTAGTTTCAACAATCAAATCAATAAGTTCAGTCACAGGATTATATGTAAAGTATGGAGCTGACAGAGGTGCAAGTGCTGGATATGCTGCGAGTAAATCAGCAGTACATTGAGCCAATGTTTGATTAAACATATATATAAAATTACCAATTGCCAAAATATAATAATATGGAGTGACATACTGAAGACCATTATTTTGACTTGGTGGTGGTGGGACAGGATGAAGTGCTTGACTGGAGCTGTAAATAATGGGTGATGTAAAATCATCGCCGTTATAACTCAGAGTAAATTTATAAATACCCAAGTCCGGGTCAGTTTGTCCAAGTCCTTGCTCAACTCTGAATATAACAAAAGGCACATCTCCGATTGGTATTGTGAACCTGACGATTGCCAGATGATAATTTTCGGCAATATCAAGAATCGGTTCAGTCAATTGAACATTGTAAGTCATTGGGCCTCTTAATGTTCCTGGGTCGGCTCTATTCTGAACAAAATTAATATTGTAATAAACATGGTTAGTGTGTGAATATGATTCACTGTATAACTGGATTGCTTCAGGAGAACGGCCTTTCATGATTCTTTTTATTTAAACTTATTGCTTTATATAAAAGCAGAATAATGTTAAGTTCTACAGACATCACAGATTGGTTCCAAACAGTTGGATTAAAAATGCCGCCAAACATTATTAGATATCCAGAACTTCATGAATCAGATGTTAATATTGCAGATATTGAAATTGGCGAATGTAATTTCTTGTTATATGAAGCACAACCAAGAATTGGACACTGGACGATACTATTTTACAACGGCATCGATGATATGATTGAGTTTTTTGACCCGATGGGTTTCAATGTTGATGATGAACTAAAATTCTCATACCACAAAGAACCGACACTTTTATCAATGATGTCGAAATCAAAGGAACCATTTTTTGAAGTCAACCGAGTAAAATACCAACAGTCTGGAACTGAAACTTGTGGTGTATGGTGTTGTTTGAGATATCTGTTCAGTTATTTGGGTTATTCGGTTAAGGATTTTGAAAATACATTCTATAAAAATGTAGACAAAACATCAAGAGATGAAATTGCCAGATTGTTGTTTGATATTTTCGGTGACGATAAACTAGGGGAGCAAGATGAATATGACAGTTCCGAAGATACACAATATAATGATAAAGAAGAAGTCGAATATATTTAAGTATTTCAATTGTAATAAAATGAGTAATAATAAAATAACAATAGTCTTCCCAGAAGATGAGGAAAGTGAAGAGGCATGGTCCTCCAATTCTAAACCGGTTAAAGATGAAGAGAACCGAGGAGACGAATCTGAAGAGGTAGAAAATGAACCTGAGGTTAAACCTGAAACTGTTGTTGAAGGATTAACAGCCGATGATATTAAGTTCGAATATTTTCATTTAAACCGCCCCCGCACAATAATTGACGAAATTCTCGAAAGACTAGAAGTTTTAGAAAAACAAGCACTCACTAAAAAAATAACTGTTCATCATAATTATTAATATAATTACTTGAGCTTTTAAAACCACTTAAAAGGTAATAATGTCAAAATACAGGAAACGCATTCAAAGGCTTGATGATGTCATCAAAGATGTTTATGGTGGGACATATGAAGATTATCTCGGCGGGAAAACAGAGCCAAGGTTTACAAGAAAAAGAGAATCTAATTATCTGTTCACCTTAAATACTCTCCAAACCCCGACTCCGGAATTGGAAGAATTGTTCGATTTTGTGACTGAAACATTCTTTGACAACTTGGAAAAATTCATTGTTACCAAAAAAGGTTATCCGACTGACGATAAACGTGCAACAGATGTCACCCCAGTGATTGAAACTGGGGAAAAATTCCACAGGTTGCATTCACATGCTATAATTGAAATAGAACATTATTCGATGATTAGACTTGATTATGACAAGATAAGAAGATACTTTACAGATAATCTCCATCTCAACAAAAAAATACATCTGGATTTAGTTATCCTGCCAAATAAAAATGCATTTGACAACATTAAAGCTTACTTTCTGAAATCATATGGGAATGATTATAAGTACAGAACTGGTAGAAAAAAACGTGTATAGATTCATTTAAACATTACAGTACAAAATAAAAGAATGTCGAACGGAAACCTAAATCAACCAGGGCCAAAACCTTACGAAAATTTGGACATACATGATTTAAGATGTAGAGGAAATCAATTGCTAGATGGAACATTAACTTCTACATCTATCGCAACCCAAAGAATTATCAATGTGTTAAATCCTTTACAGGTTGGTTCACCTATTGCTTGGGTTTATGATGCAGAATATATGAATGCATCTTTTTCATCAGTGTCAAACACTTCATCTTCAGACTGGACCGGACTAACAAATATAAATCCGGGGAATGTTTATACTGGTACTGCCAATACAATTTCAGACACAGTAACATTTACAACAAGAGGAATGTATCTGGTTAAATTTATTATAACCATAACTGAGGCATTTACAACAGGTCAATCGATTAATTTCAGATTCGTCAACACAGTTAACCCAACTGCCGACAGAATGTCATATTCATTCAACGGTAACGGAGTAGCTGGAGAAGAGTACACTTTCTGTTCTATTTTGGACGGACTCCCAAATGATGCTTACAAATTCTCTTCCATTGTCAACCGAGGCATCGGACCTTGACAACTAACGGTCAAATATTAATCACAAGGATAAAATAATCAGTTTTTTAAAACATAATATATTAAATTTCATACTTTGTTAGAATTGTCAACCCAGAGTATTTTTCTATAAAAGTATTTTCTGCCCTGGCAACTCTAACAAAGTATGAAATTAAACATATTATGTTTTAAAAAAGCTTGAATGCATTGTTAGTAAGTGAAGAAAACCACGTCTTTATTTTATCCGCTCTCGCTTTAGTCATCTTTAAAGGAATGTTGCTCCTTATTTGTTTGATTGAATTGTCAATGTTATAAATCTCTGGGTCCATTTCTCCGTCAGTTTTATAACCAACATATTCCCTCAACATCAACCATATATTCCAAGTTAAATTAACAGCTTGCTGCAATTTGAGGTCTGCTTTACCAGCCTTAAGGTCAATCATATCAAGATATATTCCGCGGATTGAATCAGTGAACACATCCTTCAAGTCCGAAACATATCTTGGTTCATCAAAAGGTTCTTGGTCTATTTCTACACCAACATCTACATCAACATTTTCAACATCTTGAGTTTGTGTTTTTCTTGGCTTTGATGGTTTTGGTTCTGGAACTGGTTCTTTGATTTTTGGTTGGAGCAAACTTCTAATTGTAACTTTTGTACTCACTCCGTTTTTTTCGGTATAAATATAATCCTTATTGAAACTTCTCATTATCGTACTTCTCAAAGGTTCGTATTTATGGAGATAATCGATTATTTTATTAATACCCTCGGCGTACTTTACTGAGAATGTTGTTTTGGTGTTCAATGATGCGAATATAACACATAAGTTAAGACTCAAGGTCGGAAATTTTGACTTTCTAATTATATCCATTGTTTCAGAACCAATCCTAGTAATATTACCTTTCCCAATTAAAGTTTCTCGGATTTGCACCTTTGTCACCTGCTTTGACATTTGCTTTGGATACATATAAGTATCTTGGAAAAACTCATTCACCTGATTTGCTGCAACTGCAATTTCTGGAGTGATTGTTTTGGTGCCAAGCATATCAGTCAACGTACATGATATTGTTAACAGGAACTCGGTATCAGCCTTCCCGTAAATCATATCTATCGTTGTATGAGTTTCATTCCCTTCTTCAATCTTGCCTGATGAAAATGAGAATTCTGGTTTATTATTCGGTTTATACAGCATGTTTTTTGTCCGTTTGACTGTATAAAGCTTATTTCCATTCGATAACACTGATTTCATTTTATTATACATGAAATGCTTAAATGATTACTACGCGTATAATATGCTACAATTGTGGTATATTTACATTGTAGTGTTATTTAAGTATATGTGAGATGATTAAAAGAATGTTGAAAACAATAGGACCAGAAGCAAAATGTCCAAAAGATTGTTATGTATTGGCTAATATTTGGACAAGTGATGACATTGTCGGGAAGATAATAAGTAAATATAATAATACAGGAAGAACAACTGGAAACCCAAAATCAAAAAATCGAAGTGCTGTTGATAAAATGTTGAAAGTTGACGATAAGAAGTGTCCTTTTTGTGATAAACAACTGTCGTGTAAATCTGCAGTTATGAGACATATGGACACAGCCTGTGCAGTTTTGAAAATGGATAAGATGGAAACTAAAAAGGTGGAACATGAAACTGGATTTTCTGATGAGATTGTTCTTCCTCCTCATCAGTATGTAAAAAATGCAACACCAAATACAAAATTAAGAGACATCATTTATATTGCCGGGGCTCAAGGTTCCGGAAAATCTACATATGTGCGCCATTATTGTAACGACTTCATTGTGATGTTTAAAGATAAAGGAATTGTTCTCCTTTCAAGGTTGAATGAAGATAAAGCATTTAAGGATTTGATTGACAAGGATAAAATGATATCAATCGATATTAATGACCCTGATATTATTGATGACCCAATCGATGCTAAAATAGAGTTGGCCGACACATTAACAATTTTTGATGATTATGCTCAGTTCGACAAGGATATTAGAAAGTCTATTCAATTTACACTACAAGATTGCTTATTGAATGGTAGAAGTCAAGCTGATAACGGTGATGATACTTACGTATGTGTCACCGGACATCAAATTACGGATTATGCAAAGACGAGGGATTTGTTAAACGAAGCGAGTTCAATTGTTGTGTTCCCTAAAGCTGGTCAGGTACACGGCATAACAAGGTGTTGTAAAATATATTGTGGAATGAACAAAAGGCAAATTGATAAAATATTTGGACTTGACACAAGGTGGGTGTGTATACATAAACGATTTCCTATGTATGTTATGTGGGAAGGTGGATGTTATACACTTTAGTTTTAAAAGCTCACACTTTCACTCCCGAATCTAACTCTTTTTTCACAATATCCTTGACATACGATTCGAATATAGTTGAAACAAACCGAGAAATACCACACGAGACTCCTGCTATAAAAACCAACACACTGACATATATAACTATCTCGATTATATTCATTTTATTAATGAATTATAATGTTAAGTAATCTGTTTTATAATAATACTTCACTTAAGGTTTCGGAGTTTTATTGATGTTTATTCTGTTAAGTATTTCACTAATTTTGTCATTTGGATATCTATTTGGGTCTTGTATGTTATGTCTGTTTCTCTCTGCAGGTACATCATCGAAGGTCTGTGTACTATATTTTTCTTTCATCATTTTGACATTGGTGTAAAAAACTAAGTCTTTCAAGTCTTTTGCTTCCAATATTTTCTTTTCCAATCGCCCGTTCAATTCTTCAATGTTCTCATTCATAATTTCGATTTGTTCATCTGCATCATTTTTATATTCTTCAAGTTCACATATTTGTTTTTTATATTGTTCAAGTATATCTTTAAATGTTAAAATACTCACTAAAATTAACGATATTCCAAACATTGTTAATGTTGTAAGCCCTGTCGGTGTCATGATAATGTCCATCTTATTATTTTATTAAGAAACGTAACATTTAAGTATTTTGATTTTTAAAAATCATCTGAAGAGTCCGATGCTAGAGATGAACTGTTTCTTTTAACTCCAGGCCTTGAATAATCAATTTTTTGTTTTCCGCATCTTATGGGTGTAGCAAACAGGTTGTCTTTTATACATACCATGTTCTGTGCATTGTCAATCTTAGATTTTTCCAACTGAGATTTTATATCTTTGAGCCTTAATTCATAACTTGACATATGTTTACTGAGGGCACGAACAGAATTATTATCGGCTTTATCATCCATCAATGAATTTGTAAATTCATCAACACTTTCTATATGTAGACTATTTTCATGGACGGTTTCAATCATGTTTTCAATATCTCCTTCCATCTCCGTAATCGACTTATTCATCTCATCAATTGAATTATTTATCTCCTCAATTGACTCGTTTATGCCATCAAGACGCTTATCAACAAGGCGCTTATTATCTTTTAGGTTCTCCATATTGTTCCATATAGCTTCATTAAAGTTTATTTTTCTTTCTATGTAGTCAGATATTTTCCCCTGAATCCGCATGTATAAAGTATCTGCACCCTCCCAAACAAGTGCTGCGACAGTTATAGTACTAATGACGCTCAGTGAAGCAATAGCTAAATTTCCGATATGACCTTCCATTTTATTTAGAAATTATAATGTTAAGTAATTCTATATTTTCTAAATTGTTAGAATTGTCAGGGCAGAAAATACTTTTATAGAAAAATACTTTGGGTTGACAATTCTAACAATTTAGCAAACCAAAGTAAAACCCAAGGTTTATTTAAAGTGATAAACAGTGATAAAAGTAATCAATGAGTTTATCAATTAACCCAATACAAACGGTCAAAATCCTCGAACCGACCATCGACATTAACGAAAAGAAAGTGTTCGCTATATTCAAAGGTGGTTCGGATAATACATTCTACAATTATCCATCGACAGCATTTTCAAATGCTCAAGTAACTTGGAATATTAACACTCCAAGTGATTCTGTTGTAATTGATAGAAAAATATATATTAGAGCTAGAGTCAGAATGCAACTAACAGGACCTGACGAAGGTAAACTTCTGATTCAATCAGGTAGAGATGCGCTCAGAGCATTCCCTCTTTCCAATGCCATGAATGCACTCAATGTCCAAATTAACAACTCTCAAGTTTCAATTAACATGTCTGATGTTATTAAGGGTGTTGAAAGATATATGGATGAAAGAGACTTTAGACAGGAATATACAAATAGTCCATGTTACCCTGACCAATCTCAACTTTATTCCGAATATGCTGGGTTTATGAGAAATCCATTAAACGCAATCGGAGACTCTGTGTACGGAGCGATTGAACCAAGAGGAGGATTTCCAGTCACAGTTACTAGCTTGACAAATACAGCTTGTGATATTGAATTTGATTTGTGTGAGCCTCTAATGTTGTCTCCTCTTCATTTTAATAGGTCACTTGCTAACGGGTTTATTGGAGTTAAACAGATTAGTGTTGTTGTTCAATGGAAAGCCGACCTTATTTCAAATATGTGGTCAAGAAATGAAACTGATGCTTTGTTTACTACTGCAGCTGTTTCATTTGTTGGTGCACCTGAACTTTTGGTCAGGACCATAACGCCTTCAGAATTGGTTTCATCTGACCTTCCAGTTTCTTCAGTTTACTCATTTCATCAAATTCAATCTTTTCAGACTGCCCTGCCTCCACTTTTACCAGGGGCAATTAATACAAGAGTAAATGATTCAATTCAATTGTCTGTTATCCCAAGAAGAATATTTTTGTATTTCCCAAGAGAGATTTCGGAGGAAAGATATGACAGACCTAATACGTACATGTCAATTGAAACCATCTCAATTAATTTTGCTAATAGGTCAGGTATCCTTTCGTCTGCTACTCAAAGAGACCTTTACAACATCTCCAAAAAGAACGGTGTTAATATGTCATGGAGAGAATGGTCAGGACAACCTTCACATCAAATTATCGGTACTGATGTCCCTATTTCGGGAATTGGTTCAGTTTTGTGTTTGTACATCCCTGAAGATATCGCATTGACTTCTTCCGATTTGCTCGCTCCTGGTGTTGCAGAGAAAGTAAGTTTGCAAATAACCTGTACTTACAAAAATATTCATCCAACTGACACAATCACTCCTAGAATGATGATTATTGTTGACACTGAAGGTACCTGGACTATCCAGAACGGACAAGCATATCAACAAGTCGGAATTTTGTCTCAACAGGACGTACTTGATGCTAAATTTGCCCCAGGTATCGGATACGACGATGTTATTGATTTGTACGGCGGTGACTTTTTCTCAGATGTCAAGTCATTTATCAAGAAAATCCCTGGGGGAATCGCCAAAGGAGCAAAGTTTGCAAAGGATGAAATATTACCTGTTGCAGAAGCTGTTTTGAAAGTATTGCCATTGCTCGGACTTGGAGTCAAAGGAACAAGAGGAGGATTAATTGTTGGAGGTAAAAAGATTCCAAGGTCTGAACTTAGGAAAATGTTGATGGAAAACATGAATTAAACATCGCTCAGTTTTTAAAACTACTTAACATTATTATTTCTAAATAAAATGAAAGGTGAAACGGTCATCAATGGTACCAGAATAACAAGAGCCGAGCTGAAAAAAATGTTGCTCGATTCTGTGACCGAAAAAAATGAGTGCAAAACAACCTTTAATGAAATTGGAATATACACATGGAATGATTATATAAATGCCACAGATGAACCCCAAACACAACTCAATTATCCGAAAGGACGTGCTGGGTTGGGTGTTAATATTTCCAATTTTGGAGGAGATGGGGTGTGTCATATTACTGGAACAAAAAATGAAGATGGTTTGTGGGATTGTATTAAAATATATACACCTGCATACGAGGGAGATTTGAAAATATTCGGTGCTGTGAACGAACATTATATTGGTGAAATTGGAATTGACACTGGTGAATTTCTCATCACTGACCCATGTTATTTATTCCCACATTCACTTCTTTAAAACTCTCATTGTTTAATTTCATACTTTGTTAGAGTTGTCAGGGCAGAAAATACTTTTATATAAAAATACTTTGAGTTGACAACTCTAACAAAGTATGAAATTAAACAAATAAGTATATGTTTATTTAAACTGTACTGTCATATCAAAAGAATATAATGTCATACGGTCATTTTATCCAAGGACAAGGTTCAAGTAAACCAAGCCAAGACTTAAATGTTAATTCACTACTCGCCGATAATATTGAATGTGTCAATTTGGATGTTCAAAACTTCATTGTCAATCAGCAGGAAGTTCAGCAGTTGTTCGTTAAAAATATTGATGCAGCTTTCCCCGAAACTGAAATTACTGTCGGAAGTGATATTGTTATTTCCGCCAACATTGACGCTGTTTCGGTTAGTTCTGGGACTTTAGAACTGAATGCACTCACTCTCGACAATGCTGCAACCAACTTTTTAGTTTTGGATGGAGATGAAGTCAAATATAGAACTGAATCCACGCTTGTAACTTTCCCAGAATTTCAACAAGTTGTAAATTCATCCAATTACACAACAGCATCTCTAACTTATGCTGATTCTGGTCCTCCTGTTACTTTCGCTGCTATGGAAACAGGGAAATATATGGTACAATGGTCATGCAGGTTGAGTAACACAAATGCTGCATCAACAACAACCGCACAGATGGTTATTATGCCAACTGGTGAAGCTGATGTCGTATTGTCTGAAATTATGACTTCTACACCTTTAACGGCTGAGGATTTCAATTCTATGAGTGGAGTTTATATATACGACAATATATTGAATGTTGATACTGATTTTAGGATTCAATTTAAGGTTGACGGCAATACTGGACTGTTGAGAAATTACAGTGTTGTTGTTTACAAGATAAATGTATAAGTGGAACATACCAACTTTTTAAAAGTTGGTCTGTTCCACTCGTCCCTCGCTCCTTACAACCAACTGATTTTATTTAAAGTTATGAAATGCTAATAAAATACCAGTAGTGTAGTGGTCATCACGGCTCCCTAAATGGAGTAGGTCGTCGGTTCGAATCCGACCTGGTATAATTAACCTCACTTAGCTCAGTGGTAGAGCGAGCGGCTGTAGTCCGTCAGGTCTCTGGTTCGAATCCAGAAGCGAGGATTCCTTTAAAACTGTCGAGTTGTAGTTTTAAAAATATTAACTGATGTATAAATAGAACAGACCAACTTATAAAAACTAACTTATACATTTTTTATTATGAATGAATCAATGTATTCGTGTATGATAAATTGGAATAAATAAAACATGTTTTTTTCTTTGCCGCATGGATAACTGTATAACATATACAACACTAATAAAAAATTCATATTGTCATGTGATAACAATAAATTATCGTGTGTATTGTGAATATCGATGCAATGGTCAAGTTTTGAACAGCTTTCTAAACTATTGTACCAAATCTGTTCAATTTTATTTAATATTTCCTCTTGTTTTTTGTAGTTGGAATCATTAAGTGTGTTATTGTAATCATTTATCATGTTATCAATGAAATCATGAATATATCCTTCATGGTAATATAAAGCCCAATACATAACCTCCAAACATGCATCCCAGTCACAGTAAGTACTTACATCGTTGTAATGGTGATTTAACTGTTTTGTCAAATGAACCGGTAAATACCCAATAATAACGTCGGTCATATCTGCAGGTAAATATTCCATTACTGTATTTTGTAATTTACAAAATAATATTTACTTAATTATTTTTATTTTTAATTTCGTACTTTGTTAGAGTTGTCAGGGTAGAAAATACTTTTATAGAAAAATACTCTGGGTTGACAACTCTAACAATTTAGGGTTTGAGGGTTTGGGTTTTAAAAATAACTCTGGTCATATATATAGTTCAGGCTATTTATACATTTGATGATGATGTCCTTTTCTCTTTCGGTTTGAAACTTATCCATGTCGATTTCAGTTTCTAATGCATTCTCCACATGTACCATGAACATATTTATGATACTATTGAAATACTCACTATCTTCTTCATGTTTAATCATATCAATGTTCTATTTTATTTAGAAAATGTAACTTTAAGTAACTTTATAAAGTCGATATTCATAAGTTCGTAAATTACTCAAGGTATATCGTGTAATTTCATCGTCTGTTGAAAGATTACAATTTTTCCCTCGCATAATATAATACTCGACACGCCTGATGTCTTCTGACTTCTTAAAATTCCATCTTCTTGTATACTTTTCTATATTCTGTTTTTCATTTTTGTACATTGGTAAAGATTCGAAAACTCGATTACAATCTCTGTTTATAAGTCTGAGTTTTGCCATTCTCTTAAAACCTTGAACGTGAATTGTGCCATAATGATAATTACTGTAAATATTGTTATCTTTGTATATTTTACAAGGTGTCAATGGAGTATATCCATTCATTTTTCCCCTTTTAATCTTAGGGCAGTCATATATTTTCGAGTAAGATATATTTTCGTAATTGTAAGATTCAAACAGAAACTCGCATATGTGTTGTTTCATCTCGTTAGGGAGCAAATAATATATTCTTGTCATCGAATAAAAATTGTTTGTCATCTGCTGTTTATGAACCGTCGAATCAATATGTTGTCGAATATCTCTATTGCTGTACTTTATTAACTTTCCACATTCACAAACATACTTGTTATTTTTTCGATGTGATATATGGCTAATAAAGTTCATACTTTTATATATATTGTAATTCTTAAGTAATATTTAATAAAATATTTCGTCGGGTAAATCCAAAATGTCAGAGGATTCATCACTTTCATATGACCAATAATCAAGCGAATACATGGAACCATTTTCTTCGTCCCATTTACTACGGTTAAAAGAATAAATATCTTCTATTCTTTTTTTTACATTAGGGGGTAATATTAATTTGTAAATGGGCATATTCTCAAACACCCGATTAAAATCGCTATTTATAAGTCGGTAAGATGATAATATTGATAATCCTTGGTCTGACATTATAGGTTTATATAATGACCTTTTGTTGAAATATCGATAACCGTATTTATCACGGTAACGATATTCGGAATTGTATTTTTCACTTGTCTTAGGAATATCATAATAACCATTGATACAGTGCTCTATGTAGTGGTCGAAAATAGCCGAATAAGATACATCCCCAACTGTATAATAATCAAACAGTTTAGATATAATTTCATATTTTACATCATATGGTAATTTTTGACTAATTGAAGTTATAAATTTTGTGTTCTTAGTTATCCGATTGAAATGTTTTTTTGTTTCCATGTGGTTTAAAATTGCTCTGCTGTCATAGTTTATTAATGTTCCACATTCACATACATATTTAATGAACGATTTATTTTTGCAACATTTACAATACACCTTGTTATTATTTCTGTTATCCAACAAGTTCATACTTTTATATACATTGCAATTGTTAAGTAATATTAGTTTTAAAATCACACAATATTCACTTAATTATTTCCTTAATTATTCCAAGCGATAATACCAAAGATAATTTTCCATATTTTCGGTAATATGAAATATGAGTTGCACTATATAGTGCAATCCAGCAGAAATGTAGCCCAAAATTCACACAATTATCACTCAATATTATTCGGTGTTTAATACTCAACCAATACAAACCATTCCTTAATTAATTACTAAAACAAAATAAGTTTAAAGATATATTTTATTGTAATATTTTTGTTGCACTTTTGGGGTGGGTATATAATTATATTCGTTATTTATTTTTCTTCTCATTTCATAATATAATTTTCTCTGTTCAGCGAATGCAGATTTAACCATATCACACTTTATAACTAAACTAATATACGATGAGACACACGCATTAGGACCGTAAACATTTGAAATTTTGAAACTTGTAGGATTATAAAATGCCCGATAAACATCCACACATTGTTTGCAGTATTTTGATGTGGGTCTTTCGTAGGTTAAAATACCTTGAAATCCTCTAATAATTCGAACTTGAGGGTTTCCGTGATAGTAATTTGTGACAAAGTAATTATAACTCATCCACGATTGACATTGAGTTTTATAATACTCAAGATTATAATCTTTAGGTGAACATGGGAATAATTGACATATTGTTTTCGTTGATTTATGTATATTATTACACGCATCCAAAATAACGGTGTAGTCAAATGGAATATTTTCAATATTGAAATAATAATATGGATATATATAATCAGGGTACCATATTACAGAATCAAGCGATTTTTCGTATATACTCATTGTTTCATCATCATGTAATTCTAACTTTACATTTTCATACTCATCCAATTCATCACTTAAACAGTCTTGTTTCATTTTTTCAACAATCTCCAAATATTCGGTACATTTGGTAATATGCTGTTCTTGTACTATATTTACCAAATCATCAACAGTATATTTATACTCATCATACCAAACTTTGCTTATTTTTTTAGAAAGTCTAACTGGTAAACGCTGAAATATTAAATTCATTATTTCTGTAGGCAAACAAGGATAACCATCGTATTCAGTCATTTTTATTCGGAATTAAATTGTTAAGTAATTTTGTTTAAACTTTCGTTTAGTAATAAAAATGTTAGAATACATATCATATTCAAAAATCTGTATATTTAAGAAATGGAAACAATACAAAGTAAGACCTCATTGTTTATTATGTGGGCTGATGAGTCCACACAAATCTGATTATAGATTCATAAATGGAGAATGTATTTGTTTGATATGTTTTTAAAAAGGCCCAACCGTATTATTAGATTGACCACAAATAATATAAATACGGTCAGTTTCATCAACCCAATACACTCTCGGTCCATTAAACCTAGCAATTAGTGGGTTTTCGGGTGGATGTGTACAATGACATATCGAGCAATATTCTTGTCCTGGAACTCTTGTTAATAAGTATAATTTTCCATAAGGAACATATGCTAACCCGCCCACTATCTGAATATGGTTAAGTATAGCGTCAGGCAATCTATTCACCAACAACTGAAAATCATTCTCATCATCCATTATACCACTACTCTCGTCACTATCTTCATTCATTTTGTTAAGAAATTATAACCTTAAGTATTTATCGGGTATTGTTAGAGTTGCCAGGGCAGAAAATACTTTTATATAAAAATATCATGCCCTGACAATTCTAACAATTCCGAAATGTCGGGTAATTTACAGGATGACACAACATTTCTGCCTTTTTTCCTTTCGGTAGAATCTGTAGCAGTTTGAACATGGGTAAAAGTGAAGATAACGGTATTCTTGTCTTTTTGCTACCAGTGGGTGTCCACATATTGAACAGTTAGAATTTGCACGTATCCGTTTATGTTCCATTTTATACATCACGGTACTTTTAAAAACTACTGAGAAGTTATACTGACAGTGTAATTTTTCAACAATGCTGTAGACGCTGAAGTCTTGAACAATATTCTAAATTCAGTGTCCACAAAATTAGCATTCTCAAATATGTAATAACCCGACATACAAGTATATACTCCATCAGTATGTGTGACAGGGGTAGTAATTTCAGAAAGTATAACATCAGGCAAAGCAGTTTGAAGAATAACCATTTTAGCAGTTGTGTAATCGACTGTACTGTTAGAATTTGACAGTTGACATGACCATTCAACTCGATAAGTTCCAGTATCTAAATTACTAACTGCTACTGCATTTCCTGAATTTACATATGTTGTTGATGCGGTTGAATATGTTGTGAATGTGTGAACATTTAGATTTCTTCGGAATATTACAACATCGTCGGAGTACCCAATTACACCTGAAGGATTGACAACAAGCATTGTATCATCCGCATTGTTGATTGGAAGTGTTGTTGCGGACAAAGTACCTGTATTTATATCCGCAATGTTAAATATATCATTATTCAACATGTTCAAATCTCTGTAACTTACATTTCCAGTATTCGCAAATAGCCATAACCTCGCTACCCCGGAAAAAGAGGGCCTTTGAGTTCCGTTATTAACTGCTCTAGCTGTGGCAATTACAATTTGTCCAGATATAGCATTTACAGTATCTCCGTTGATAATATAAGTAATACCATCTGATAACATGGAAATCTGAGTTGCTTCTTCACCTCCCTTCTGTGAACACAAAATAAATGAATTGTCACCTCCTCCGGTACCATCAGCGTCAGACCTCACCCATATAGTACTATCCCCGTTAGATTCAATCTGTAAATTAACTGCAGTTGCAGGAACCGAACCAGGAATATCAGAAACCATTAATTGATTACTTGCAATCGGATTTTTTTCAAGTAATAAATTTGGTTCATCTGAAGAAACTGAAGCAAATTTTACTGGGTCATAAGTATTTAACGGCTGGTTAAAAGGATTTGTTGGTGACCCTCCTCCAGTAATTGTTCCAGTAACTGTCAAATCTCCGTCGATTAACATATCACTGTTACTGATTATTTCGGTTTCTGGGGCAATTGCGGTAATTTCATTAGTATTTGTAGAAGTTGAAGTTGTGTAGTTTGACTCAATCCCGTTAACTTTAAGTATTTGGTAAGGTTTGCTTTCTTTTGTGCCCGCTGATAAATTACCTGTTGACATTTATGTGTCTTTTATAAAGACGGTTTCAGGTTAAATAAATATGTACAGTTTTAAAACAACACTCTTAATAAGAATCACTTAATGAAGCCGAATCGAAAGACCCACTGAAAACATCAGGATACTCGATAATTTCACTCGAATCATCATCGTATTCTTCTTTAACAATAGTAATTTTGTTTTTTGGTGGGCGGACAGTTTTTGTTTTCCTTTCCTTCAATTTCTTAACTGATGTTTTCTTCGGTTCTTCAATTATAGAATCAGATTTCTCGGATTCAGATTTTTCAGATTCTTCCTCAACTTTAACCTCGACATTCTTTTTCTTCTTGTTGTGGTAAGTAGTTTTTTGTTTGGCTTTAATTTTTTCCTTATGTTTCTCATATTGGGTGTCATTGTATGTTTTCTTAACATATAATGCTGCAGCCCGTGAAAGGTCCTTAATCTTTGAACAATTTCTAAGTTCTTCCTTAACCTCATTGTATTCAGTTTCTCCACATTTGCCATCGTCGTAGAATTCTTGAAGTTTTTTTAGCGCTAAATCGCATCTTGCTTGTGTCATTTGAATTGTTACTTATTTTTATTAAGAATTATACATTTAAGTAAATACCGTTTTAAAAACCCACATTTTTTGATTCCATTCTTGTTTCCAACCTGTTTAAATTCTTAAGAGTATTTTCAAATATATTGTTGTGTCCTTTTGACACTGAAAGTTCTTTAACAATTCTCAGTTGGCATTCTTGTATATTCTCAATTTTGTTTTCTCGTCTCATATTAAAAGCATAAAATAACATGTCATTGTACAATCTTTTGTATATATTTGCCCGTTCAATATTTCTGACAAATGCTAACGTGTGCTTTAAACTGATGACTGTGGAACCTTCACAATCAATCTCGGGGGTTTTCAAAGGAATATAAACATACAATTCATACACTTGTTCGTCTCCAGACTTTTCGACATTCATAATTTCATATGTTGCCAACTGTGTCGATAGCTCAGTGGCAAATGCAACGTGGTGTATATTTGAATAATCCATTTATTTTTATTAAGAAACAAACATTTAAGTAATTCTCAATAAGTCTAAAACAGTTCTATTTTCCAGATTGTCAATCTTCAAGTTTGTCAGTTCTGAAATATAGGTAACTTCATCTAGACGACGAGACTGTTCATCGAATTCACGTTTAATATTTCTAATCCTATCATCTTGTAAACGTATTTTTTCATCAAACTTATCCATTCTATCGTTTAATCTGTTAATCCTCTGACTCAAGTCTTCACTTGCTTGATATTTTCTTCTAATTGTCCTATTCATATTTTTTGAAAGTTCTTTATTCATTACTCTTATCATTTTGTTTTAAAAATATAACCTTAAGTAATTCTATGACATCTCGGTCATCAAACTATCATAAGCCCTTGATTTTGCACATCCGCATGTACAGTTTCCACCACCAAAAGCAACCTTTGCTTGAAGCAAATGCTTGGTCAACCCAGCTTCAAACTTTTCTCTGAATGTGGAAGAATTGTTCTTCATAACATCAGTAGCAATTTTTATCAATGCTCTATCATCGTCATGTCTATCTTTAGTTTCCTTATGTTTTGTATAACCAATATCATGTTCCAAACAGCCTTTATCTAAAGCATTAATAGGCGGAGTAACAATAGAATCATATACTCCAGTCTCCTTATCAAAGTTTTTCAATCGTTTGTCAAGCTTTGTCCCAGGGCCACAGAAACTATATCCAGGGAGGTGGAATTCTGTATTTGGAAATGCTTTAGTGATTAATTTTTGAATGTCAAACTTCCCACCAACAAGTTTTTTATGTTTAGTCTTTAAAAATTCAATCATTTCGGGATTTCTCGCTGATTGATAGTTAGTTATCGTATGGTCTGGGAACTCCTTGACAATTGACCATAGCTGATTCTTTTTTAGTTTGTTTATATCCATTTTATTTATATATTGAACACTTAAGTACTTTTAAAAATACAGGGTTATATAAAATGAGCAGGGTCTAATTTTGCCATAAGCTTGTGGTGTTTATTTGTTTTTTTATGTTTTGCCAAGTTACTGTAAGTTACACTGCAACCACAACCACATTGAATCTTTTCATTTTTTCTTTTCTTTTCCTTTTCCATATTGGTTTCATAGTATCCTCTTGAATACTCATTTATGCAATCCTTGTTATCGATATAGTATTGTTCGCGGTATTCTTTTATGTCTTTATATTTCGAAAGTACTCCACGTCTGTATGCATTTATATAATTCCCTTGACTTTGCAATTCGAAACTTCTCGCAAGTAAATCTCGTTTGTGTGCGCATGGAAATTCTTCGAGAAGGTTAATTGTATAATCTTCATTTTCGAGTACATCATATACTTTTAACCATTTGTATAAATCATCATGTTCATTTTGGTTTACAAATAATTTATGCTGTGCAACATAGTCATTAATTGCTCGGTCTAACGGTTTATATGTTATCCCCAGATATTTGATATGCGTCTTGTTACAAATCAATTCGTATATTTTACCGGTGTTGTGTGCGGTCATTTCATCCATATGTTCTTTTTATATAATTTCATTTTATTTATGGAAATTTATTTCATACTTTGTTAGAGTTGTCAGGGCAGAAAATACTTTTATAGAAAAATACTCTGGGTTGACAATTCTAACAACATGAAATTTATTTTCATAAAAGGATGAAATTTTGAAAAATATGAATTTATTTAAAAGAATGAAATTTAATAAAAAGAATCACTGAATAAAAAATATGTCAAATAAATTTGCATCCACCGAAAAACCAAAATGTCAGTTCATCATAACAAGAGGAAAAAACAAGGGTTGTCAATGTACACGTAATGCCGAAGATGGGGAAAAGTATTGTGTTATGCCTGGTCATAAAGACAAAGCTGAGAAAGCAAAGTGTAAGTATGTTAATACTCGTGGTAAAAATATTGGATTGATGACTTGTAGAAGTGAACCTCCCGAG